CCCGAAGACGCCAGCCTCTGACCAATGGTCGCGCTCACCGCAAAGCAGCGGGAGGCCAACAGGCTCCTCGCTGGCCCGGCCCGCAATGTCATGCTTCGGGGAGGCTCGCGCTCTGGCAAGACGTTCGTCCTGGTTCGGGCAATCGTCCAGCGCGCTATCAACGCGCCGGGGTCGCGCCATGCGATCTTCCGGTTTCGGTTCAACCACGCCAAGACTTCGATCTGGTCGGACACCTTGCCCAAGGTGCTGGCTCTGTGCTTCCCCAGCCTGATCGTCCGGTTCGACAAGACAGACTTCTACGTCGATCTGCCGAATGGCTCGCAAATCTGGATCGCTGGGCTGGACGATAAGGACCGGGTCGAGAAGATCCTCGGGCAGGAATACGCGACGCTCTACTTCAATGAGAGCAGCCAAATCCCTTGGGGGTCAGTAGAGACCGCGATGTCGCGGTTGGCGCAGAAGTGCGACCTCGCCCCTGAGATCGCGAAGGCAACAGGCCGAACCCATCTGGCGCTCAAGGCATACTTCGACTGCAACCCGCCGTCGAAGCTGCATTGGTCCTACAGCTTGTTCCGGGCAAAGCTGAAACCTGGCAGCAAAGAGGTGCTACCGAACCCGGAAGCCTATGTCGAGATGCGGGTCAACCCGTCCGACAACGCCGAGAACCTGCCGCCGGAATATTTCGATGTGCTGTCCAGCATGTCGGCGGCCAAGCGACTGCGCTTCGAGGCGGGGGAATGGGCGAGCGAGGTCAGCGGGGCGCTTTGGGCGCTGGAAGACAGGATGGCTCCTGACGGCAAGGCGATGCCGGGTATCGACAGCCAGCGCGTGAAAGAGGCGCCCGAAATGCGGCGCATCGTTGTTGCGGTAGACCCGTCAGGGACGCGCGGCGACGGCGGTGGCGATGACATCGGGATCGTGGTCGCCGGTGTTGGCATTGATGGGCGGGGATATGTGCTGGAAGACGGCACATGCCAGCTTTCGCCCGAGGGCTGGGGCCGAAGGGCCGTCGACCTATACCACCGCTGGAAGGCGGACAGGATCATCGGGGAGCGAAACTACGGCGGCGACATGGTGCGCTTCACCATCGCAACCGCAGACCAGCGCGCGGCCTTCAAGGAAGTGGTCGCCAGCCGGGGCAAAGTGGTGCGGGCCGAGCCGGTTTCGGCGCTCTACGAGCAAGGCAAGGTCAGCCATGTTGGGGTCCACCCCGATCTGGAAGACCAGATGTGCAATTTCACGCCTTCCGGCTATGTCGGAGAGGCATCGCCCGACAGAGCCGATGCGCTTGTCTGGGCACTCACCGAATTGATGGTCCAGCCGGTCGGCGGGGTCACGACACAGGAACTCGCCCTATGACCGAAGCGGTTGCGCAGCGATCTGCGGCCAGCGCAACCATGCTGGCGGCGGCACAGAAGGGCCGGGCGCTGATGGGCGGCACAACCGCCATGCGTCAGGCCCGCACCACGTATCTGCCGCAGTTCGCCAAGGAGTCGACCCCGGCATACGACGGACGGATCAAGTCGTCTTGGCTGTTCAACGGCTACCGCAAGACGGTCAGGGACATGACCGGGCGGGTGTTTTCCAAGCCGGTGGAAATCGTGGAGGGCGGGGACCGGCTTGAGGAGTGGGCCGACAACATCGACATGCAGGGCCGCGACCTGTCCACCTTCGCGCGGCAGGTGTTCGAGGACGGGCTTGCCGGGCCGGGGATCGGCTACATCATGGTCGACGCCCCGCCGCGCGAGGGGACCGTGACACAGGCCACTGCGATTGCGCAGAACCTGCGGCCCTACATGGTCCACCTGCGGGTGGAGGATGTGCTGGGATGGCGGGCGGAAACTATCGCCAACGTGACCACGCTGACCCAGATCAGGATCGCCGAGAAGATCGCCACGCGCGACCCGCTGGACGAGTTCAAGGAAGTCTCGGTCGATCAGATCAGGGTGCTGGACCGTCTTCCGAATGGGGTTCAGACCCGGCTCTACCGCAAGGACGCCAAATCGCAGAAGTGGGCGATGGATGGCGAGGCGACGGTCAACGCGGCGGTGAGGGAAATCACCGTCGTTCCGTTCTACGCCAATCGGACGGGGTTCTTCACGGGCGAGCCGATGCTGGACGATCTGGCAGACATCAACATCGCGCATTGGCAGTCGCAGTCGGACCAGCGGAACATCCTGCACTATGCGCGGGTGCCGATCCTGTTCGGCGCGGGGATGGACGCAAAGGCCTCGATCACCATCGGCGCGACCGAGGCTGTCATGGCGACGGATTCGCAGGCCACCTTGCAGTGGGTGGAGCACACCGGGAAGTCCATCGAAGCCGGGCGGCAAGACCTGAAGGACCTCGAATTCCAGATGGAGACGTTCGGGCTTCAGCTACTGACTGCCCGGACCAACGCGCAATCCGCCACGGGCGAGGCGCTGGACGCCAACAAGGAGACTTCGCAGCTATCCATGACGGCAGACGCCCTGCAAGACGCGCTAGAGCAGGCGCTGAAATGGATGGGCCTCTACGGCGGCTTTGATGCCGACGTGAGTGTTGCCGTCAACAAGGACTTTGGCGTGTCGTTCATGACCGCCCAGGAAGTGACCGCCCTGCTTTCGGCGGTGAAGGAAGGGGCGATTTCGCGGGAGACGTTCCTCAAGGAGCTGATCCGGCGGGGCGTCCTGCGCAGCGATCTGGACGCTGATGAAGAAGCCAACCGGATCGCGGAAGACGACATCGCGGGAAGCGATGGTGAGACTGAGCCTGCCCTCATGGGCATCACGGGCGGGAAGCCCAACAACAGCGGGATGCTGAACAATGGAAATCGAACTGCCTGACATCTCGGCCCTGCCCGAGACGCACAAAGCCCTCGTCACCACGGTTGACGGCAAGCACAAGCTGGACCTGTCGAAGTTGATGCCGGTGGAAGACCTGACCGGCCTCAAGACCGCGTTGCAGACTGAGCGGGCCAACGCCGGGGCCTATGCCAAGTTTGGCAAGCCCGACGAGGTGGCCAAGAAGATCGCCGATCTTCAGGCGCTGGCCGACAAGGGCGGCAAGGGCAGCGAGGATGCGCAGGCGAAGCTCGACGCGATGACGGCCCAACACAAGGCCGAGATGAGTGATCGCGACACGCGTCTGACAGCGCTGATGCGCGACAATGCCTCGGAGAAGCTGCGGGTTGAGTTGGCAAAGGCTGGGTTCATCGCAGAGGCCATCGACGACATTGCCGCAACCGCCATGAGCCGCCTGCAATTTGGCGATGATGGCAAGCCCAAGGTCATGACCACCGATGGCAAGCCCATGATCGGCTCTGGCGCTGATCACGGCGCGACACTCGCCGATCTGGCGAAGGAATTGGCCGCGTCCAAGCCCTATGCGGTGCAGGATGGCGGCAAAGGGGGCAGCGGGAAGCCGCCCGGAAGCGGAGGCGGCGCGGGCGGGAAGTCCATGACCCGCGCCGCATTTGACGCGCTCGACCCCGCCGGGAAGGCGGCGGCCATGAAAGACGGAACGACCCTGACGGACTGAACGCCCGCCCTCCGATGGGGGCCGGACACATCAACCCCATCGCAAGGAGAAACACACGATGGCAAACACCCTCACCAACCTGATCCCGACGCTTTACGAGGCGCTGAATGTCGTTTCGCGCGAAATGGTCGGCTTCATCCCCGCAGTTTCGCGTGACGCCAACGTCACCCGCGCCGCTGTCGGGCAAACCGTTCGCTCGCCCATCGCTGCGGTTGCTGCGGCACAGGACATCACCCCTGCCGTCACCGCACCGAACGCTGGCGACGCGACGCCGACCTATGTCGACGTGACGATGACCAAGGCCCGCGCCGTGCCGATCCGCTGGAACGGCGAGGAACAGCGCGCTATGGGCACTGGCGACACGCCGCAGGGCCGCAACATCATCCGCGACCAGTTCGCGGAAGGTATGCGCAAGCTGGTGAACGAGATCGAGGTCGATCTTGCCGTGCTGGCGAAGGCCAGCGCCGCCCGCGCCTATGGCACGGCAGGAGCCACGCCCTTTGGCACCGCTGGCGACCTGTCGGACATTGCGCAACTGCGCAAGATCCTTGAGGACAACGGTGCGCCGACCAGCGATCTGCAATTCGTCGGCAGCTCGGCTACCTGGGCCAACCTGCGCGGCAAGCAGAACGTGCTGTTCAAGGTGAATGAGGCGGGCACCGAGGAAATGCTGCGCAACGGCCTGATCGACCGGCTGCAAGGCTTCGCGATGCGGAACTCGGCTGGCATCACGCTGCACACGAAGGGCACCGGCGCTTCCTACACCGCGTCGGCTGGCGGGCCGTTCCCCATCGGCACCACGTCGATCCCGCTGATCACCGGCACCGGCACTGTGCTTCCGGGCGATATCGTGACCTTCGCCGCGGACTCGGCCAACAAGTATGTGGTCAAGACCGGCGTTGCCGCTCCCGGCACCATCGTGATCAACAAGCCGGGCAACCTGGTGGCGATCCCGAACTCGAACGCCATGACCATCGGCAACAGCTACACCGGCAACTTCGGCTTCGCGCGGCAGGCTCTCCTGCTTGCTCAGCGCCTGCCCGCGCTGCCGGAAGGTGGCGACATGGCCGACGACCGGACCACGATCACCGACCCGATCAGCGGCCTGACCTTTGAAGTCGCGGTCTACCGCCAGTATCGCCAGGTCTACTACGAGATCGCGGCGGTCTGGGGCGTGGCTGCGCCGAACGAAGCGCACGTCGCGACCCTTCTGGGCTGATCAACCTGAGGGGCGGGGCAACTCGCCCCTTCAACCAAGCCGGGGATCGACATGGCACTCATCACCACGCCCGGCGCGCTGGACGCGAACAGCTACGCCTCGCTCGCGGAGGCCGCCGCCTATCATTCGGCGCGCGGCACTACGACGTGGACCGGGACGGACGCCTTGAAAGAGGCTGCGCTGATCCGGGCGACCCAATGGATTGACGGTCGTTACGGCGACCTGTGGCCGGGCATCCGGTGGAAGCTTCGCGGGCAGGCGCTGGACTGGCCCCGCGTGGAGGCTTCCGACCGCGACGGCACGGTGCTGGATTACGATACGATCCCGGTTGAAGTGCTGAACGCGACCTGCGAGGCGGCACTGCGGGAACTGGTGACACCGGGCAGCCTTTCGCCCGACGTGACGCCGGGGACGGCCAAGGTGCTGACCGAGGTCAAGGGCATCAAGTGGACCCCGCTGCGGGCCGCTGCCAGCGCGAACGATATGACGCT